GAATTCCGAATAAAGACACCAAGAACACCAACATTCTGGCGGACGATTGCTTCCAGCTGGAGTTCGCTGATCCGGACACCACGGTGATGCACTCGCCCGTCGTGCAGGACATCTACCAGCGCTATTACTTCGGCAGTCCGTCGCGCAGTCCGCGCTACACGACTTACCAGCGCAACGCCGACGGGCTGGAGCCATGGTGGCTCGGCGTGCCGCAGTCCGGATGCACGCCCGGCGTGATGGTGGAAGGCGGCGGCGACACGACCTCTGCCGGTTTCCCGAACGTGTCTGAAAACGCCATCGGCTCGAAGTACGTCGGCGGCAACTACATCACGTTCGTGCCCATGGTGTCGACCGGATCGCTGTTGCTGCAGAGCATCGCCTGTAACCCGGCAGCGGTCGACAACACCGTGATCACGATGATCGGCGCGGTGTACAGCGATTTGAACGGGCACCCGTTCGAGCTCATTTCGCAAACGAACCCGATCATCTGCGACCTGTCGCAGGTCACGCAGACCCTGCCGTTCGAGAACAGCGTGTCCGTTACCGCGAACGTGACATACTGGATCGCGGTCATGTCCGACAAAGCCTTCACGCTTGAGACCGCGGACAACACCACCCTCACGCGATCGGTCGTCACGACCTTCACCAACGGCGCCCCGGAGAGCATCAACCCGGTCGATTTGGCGCACGATACGACGCTACGTATCTGGGCCAACCTTGTCGGCGCGTCCGTGTTCGAAGCCCGCGGCTATGTTTATACGTGGGTGACGGAATACGACGAAGAGGGGCCGCCATCCGAACCGGTCATCGTCAATGGCTGGTCGAACGCGACGTGGACGATCACGCTCTTCCAGCCGGAAGCCGAAAATCTCGGCGGTGTCGGCGCCAAGCGCAACATCACGAAGACGCGCATTTACCGCACCGTCACCAGTCAGGCCGGCGTCGGCACCTATTTTCTCGTCGCGGAAGTTCCGGTCGCGCAAGGCGTCTACGTCGATCAGTCCGAAGACGACGTCGTCGCGCTGAACTCGCAACTGCTGTCGCTTTACTGGTTTCCTCCACCGGAAGACCTGCAGGCCATCGTCGACTTCCCCAACGGCGTCGCGGTCGGCTTCCGGGAAAACGAAGTCTGGTTCTCGGAAGCGTACCGGCCACATGCATGGCCGCCGGGCTACGTGCTCACCACGGAATTCCCCATCGTCGGCATTGGCGTTGCCGGCCAGTCGATCGTCGTCTGCACGAAGGGCACGCCGTACCTCGTGAGCGGCGTCAACCCGGCGTCCATGTCGATCACCAAGATCAACCTGACGGAGCCGTGCATTCATCGCGGCTCGATCGTCGCGACCGACACCGCGGTGCTCTACGTCAGCGAGAACGGATTGATCCAGATCAGTCAGTCCGGTGCCGGCCTCAACGTGACCGAAGGATGGATCACGCGCGAGCAGTGGAAAAAGTACGTGCCGCAAGGTGACGTGCGCGCGATCAAGCTGGCGACGGCATACTTCGCGTTCGGCTCGGACGAACCGGGGGGCGCCATTCAGCGCGGGTTCACGCTCGAACTGTCGTCTGAAGACAAGACGTCGTTCACCATCTGGCCGCAGGCGGGCGGGCACCGGCTCGGGCTCAACCTCATGACGAGCCCGAACGGCTTCAACATCGCCAACCTGCAGGTCGATCCGTGGACCGGCGTCGGGCTCTTGGTGCAGAACGGGGCTGTCTATTATTACGACTTTTCCGACCAGAACCCGGAAATCGTTTCTTACAAGTGGCGGTCCAAAATCTACCAGCAGTCGGCCAAGCGCAACTTCGAAGCCATCAAGGTCTGGTTCAGCCCGCTCGATACCACGCCGGCGCAAATCGCTCGCGACGAAACGTACCCGCAGCTGGTTCTGGGCGCGAACCAGTACGGCATCGTCCGCGTCTACGTCGACGATGAACTCTGGTGCACGCGTGAAATTCGCAGAACGGGCGAGCTCCTGCGGATTTTCTCTGGTATCAAGGGGGAAAGGTGGCAGTTTGAGATCGAGGGGCGGGTCGACGTCTCCAACATGCAGGTCGCAACCACGGTAAAAGAACTCGCACAGGTATAGCCATGCCGACCTACACCGTTGCGCCGAACTGCTACATCAGCCACAGCCAGCAGAACAACATAAGCCGCTATCAGGGCCGTGAGCCTGATCCGCTCGCGAACGTTCCGCGCGCGACCGACTTGCGGTCGGCTCTTCGCGCGCTCAACGAGATGGCGAAGATCATCAGGGACATCCTCAACCGCGGCCCGCAGGTGAACAATATCCGGCAGAGCAATCCTCCGGACCGGACCGAGAAGGGGCAAGACAACAACCCGCATTACGCCGCTGCAGACTGGATCGAGGAGCAGCGCGTCTACAAAACCCAAAAACTGCGCAACCCGCTGGACCAGAACCAGTTCATCGAGATCAAGACGCTGTCCGAGATCGTCTTTTTTAACCAGAACACTGCGTATCGCTTGAAGTACGGTGACTGAGCCATGCCGCTTTATTTTAGCTCTGTCGCTCCGACTTGCCCGATCAGCAAGGACAGTCCTGTTGGGCCGGACAACCCGTACAAGTATCACCGCAAGGACAAGATACAGGCGCCGATCGGCCATGCGGTCGACCTGTCGAGTGCGATCGCGCTGGCGAACCGCTTGCGCCAGATCATGTTGAACATCATCAACAACCCGGTCCGCAACAACGTCCACCCCGGCAAGCAGGGCAAAGAGAACGTCGGCAAGGACAAGTTCAAGAACAAAACCGCGCGCTGGGTCGAACAGAAGAGCAAGCGCGTAAAGAAAAAGTTCAAATATTACGGCATCACCGATAGCGGCGAACGGGATCGAAACACCTATGTCGTCACCGAACGGATCGTCCGCATGGTCTGGTACGACAAGGCGTGGAAAACGTATCTGATTTGGGACTACGGCGAGAAGGGAGAGGGCGAGCCTCTCTCCGACAGCAGCGCTGGAGAGTGAAATGCCGCCCACCACGGTCGTAGCACCGGCCTGTTCGATCACGCGCAATCAGGACGTCGGCGATATCCATCGCTGGCACGGCGGCAACCCGTGGCGCAACATCCCGGTCGCGACCGACCTCGCCAGCTTGCTCGCTGCCGTGAACGCGCTTCGCGACGTGCTGCGGCAGTTCACCGGGCAATGGACCGTCAACAATGTCTTCGAGGCGCGCACGCCGAACACCAAAAAGGAAGGCAACAAATATTACTCCGAGTACCCGGAGTGGGCGCAGGTCCAGAAGGACGTGCAGGCCGGGTTTGTCTTCCACAAGGACAAATCGCTTCCGGGCGGCATGGATCGTTCGCAGGCAGCCTATGTCGTCCGCATCAACCGTGTGACGTTCCAGAACGAGATGCAGCCCGACCCCGAGTTCAACTGGAGCTATGTGAAGAGGCTCGATGGCTGAACCGTTTTATGAAGACTTCTTCGAGCGCGTCATCGACGTCAAATGGGAGACGGAGCCCGAAGTCTTCTGGATGGCCGGCACGGGCGTGCTGTCTTATATCAACGGTTCTATCGCCGGCGGTGACGGCCGGGCGTGGCTGTTCACGTCCGAAGACGGGAAAAGCTGGGAAGGCCAAGACATAGGTATTCGCACCTATGTCGACCCCGGTGAAGGGTCCAACAACATGAACCTGCCGCGGGGCTTTGGCTCGATCGTGAGCGGCGGGTGGATGCGTGAAGGGCTCAAAGCCGGTGCGACGCCCGTGTGGGTGCTTGTCGGCAGCGACGGCAAGTTTCAACCCGGCTCCGCAGCCTTGGCCAGCCTCGACGGTAAATTCCCGGCCAGACTGCAGTATTTCGACGACCGGCACGTCGCTGAAAACTTTGTCGTCACGCAGGAACCAGACCCGGACGGTTCAGGGGGCGGAGAGGTCGGGATAAACAGCAAGTCGACCATATCCAATTTCGACACCGACGCCTTCAGGAGTTCCGACGGACAGGTCTGGACGCCGGGCAACTATCATCCGCGAGCTCCCAATGAGTAGCGCGCCGCTCGATCGCGCCGCGCGGATCGTGGCGCTCCCGTCGGGCTATTCCACTTCGGGGCGGGTGCGGCGCGGCCCGTTCGCGGGAAAATTGCTCACCGCCACGATTGATCCGTGGCATCCGATAAACACGTCGCAGCCGGGATGGGCGCACGGCGACAGCCGGCTCCTCATCAATGACGCCGAGACGGGCAAACTTCTCGGCGACACCGATTGCGGCGTGCCGATCACCGAGTGCGTGGCCTACGGTTTTTACACATGGTGCGTCGGCGGTGGCGCTGCCGGAGACGGCGGGATCATTTCGCTGATCGCGCACACCGAAGACCTGATCAACTGGCGGGTCATAAATTTGGGCCTGCACGGCACGGTCAACGCCTTCGCCGTGGGACCGAAAATAGGCGCGTTGAGCCCGACCGGGACGACGGGATTGTCCGGCTCGTTTGGCGGTCCGAACGTTCCCGAGGAAGAAGATTAAGTATTCCTTAATAAATTCTTGCTACGTCGCAAACCAGCTGGCGCTGTTCAGCTTTTCCGGAGCCCCTTATGGCGAGTTCGAATTCCAGTTCTGGTTGGAGCCAATCCGAGAGCTTTATTCCAGACTACCCGCAATCTGCCCTGCTGCAGCAGATCAGCCAGTACGCGTTCGATCATGCCGACGACACCTACAACTGGGGCATGCAGCAGTTCAACAAGAACCAAGGCAACATCGATGCCTTGATGCGCGACGCGCTGACGTACGCGTCGCCGCAGCGCATTGCCGCCGACATGGGCATGGCGGAAGCGGGCGTGATGCAGGCTGCCGAACAAGGCCGCCTCAACGCGATCCGCGATCTTGAGAGCTATGGCATCGACCCGTCGTCGGGCCGCTACGCCGCGCTCGACAGCGCCAACCGTGTCATGGCCGGTGCGGCGGCAGCGGGTGCCGGCAACCAGCAGCGCATGGCGACCGAAGAGCGCGGCAACACGATGCGCAATCAGGCGATCGCTGCCAGCCTGCAGAACGAGGACTTCGGTTTGCGCGCCGGTGACCAGCGCGCGCGCATGCTGAACGCCGCCATGCAGCTGAAGTACCCACCGCTGGGCAACCGCTCGCAGTCGGAAAACCAGAGCCAAGGCAGTTCGGGCGATGGCGGGGGCGGTGGCGGCGGCAAGGGCGGCGGCGAGAAAGAGCCGAAGGGTGGCGGGCAGCAGGGCGGCGGCGAAGGTGGTGGCGGGCAGCCGAGTGGCGGCAGGGGCGGACGGCCGAGCCGATCGGCGCCCGTGCAGCGACAGCCGCCGCGCGAGCCGCAAGACGATAAAGAAAAAAATCCTCTAGGCGACGACAACCCGCTGGACGAGGGTCGCTACTCGGACCGCGGTTATGGCGACCAGTGGCAGAACCCGGAAGACACCGGCCGCTATTCAGACAGCGGCTACGGCGATCGCTGGGAAAACCCGGAAGACAGCGGCCGCTACTCGGACGAAGGCTACGGCCCCACATGGTCGCCGGATGAAGGCCGCTATTCAGACAGCGGCTACGGCGATGCGTGGCAGAGCAACCAGTACGAGGACAGCGGCCGCTATTCGGACGAAGGCTATGGCGACGGCTGGCAAAGCAACCAGTACGCCGACACCGACACTGATTTCTCCGCGCGCGGCCGCGACGACAGCGACTACGCCGATGAAACCACCGATCGTTATTCGGACATAGGCTACGGCGACGAGTGGACGCCTGACACGGGCGACGAAGACACCGGCCGCTATTCGGACGATGGCTATGGCGACGGATGGTCGTCCGGAAACGACGACTACGACTGGAACCAGTACGACGACGACCTGTACGCCGACGACTATCAGGACGAGCAGGACGAGCTCGACGACTACAACAACAACGACGACACGTTCGACGACTATCAGGGCGAAGAGAACTACGACGAAGAGGATTACGACAACTACGATTACAACGACGATAGCGACGACTACGACTATAGCGACGACTATAGCGACGACTATGACGACGGCGGCGACTACGCACGCGGCGGTCCGGTGCGCAGGAAACGACCCGCGCCGCGGCCTGCCGGTTACGGGCGGCAGCGCATGCCGGTCCGTCGCGCACCGCCGTCGCCTCCGCCGGGGATCACCCAGCGCGCCGCCGAACCGACGTTGCCACCGCGCGCCGGGTACATGGCCGCAACGGGGCGGCCGCAAGCATCGCCCGGCAGCATGCCGCAGATGGCGATGGCGCGCGGGGGTCAGGTGCCGCCGGGCGGGCCTGATCCGCGCAAGGCCACCAGCGGCGGCTTTGTCTCGACGAATTTGTCCCCAAGCCGCGGCGCGCAGGTCGACGACGTCGACGCCCGCCTGAACGCCGGCGAGTTCGTCATTCCGAAGGACGTCGCGCAGTGGAAGGGCAAAGAGTTCTTCTACAAGATGATCGAGCAGGCGCGAAAAGCGGGCGGCATGAACCAGCAGCCGCAGGCGCAATCGCGACCGCAAACCGGATATGGGTCACGTCGATGAAGCGCAAACACCGTCGGATCAAGCGTCGGGGCTACGCGGGCGGCGGCCCGGTCACGGCGTCGAATTACGGCGTCGCGAGCGACACGAGCGCCGAGACATCGCAGATGGCACCGGTCTATATGTCGGTCACGCTCGACAACCGCAGCCACAATCCGGAGCATTTCAGCGAGGATTACGCTCCGAACGAGACCATGCCGGACGGAGCGCCGGAGGTGCCTGAAGGCGCAGGCTATGCGCGCGGCGGCGTCGTTCGCGGTTACGACGACGGGGGTGAAGTCGACGATGACGACTACGAGGAAGAAGACGACGCGCCGGAAGCTGAAGAGGATGACGACGAAGGCCCTGCGGAGGGCGCTCCGCCGGTTCGTCCGCAAGGTCCGCCACGTCAGCCCGCCGGGGAAGAAGAGGAAGTTGACCCCGAGGAGGGCGGCGATCCGGACCAGATGGAAGCCCGGGGCGACCAAGTCCCCATGGGCCAAGAGAGCCGCAAGCCGCCGCTAGACACGGACTTCTCGGCCCGCGGCCGCACAGGCTACAACCCCGAGGCGGCGCCCGAGGAAGACACCGGCCGCTACTCGGACGCCGGCTACGGCCCGCGCATGCCGCAGCAACAGAACGACGAGAGCCGGGTGCGGAACGCGCTTGCGGCCATTCGTCAGGCGCTTGGGCTCAACGAGAACGGCGGGCCCGAGCCGGCACCGCCGCCGAGTTACGGCCCGCGCACGACGCTCCCTGCCGAAGGGTCGATACTGGACAACGCCGCGAAGTCCTATCAGGCGTCGCGGATGGACCCGATGACCGAGGGCGGGCTGCCGACGCCCCCCATGGAGGCGCAACGCGACCCGACGCAGCGCGACCCGGCGAACGGGCTCTACCAGCGTGGCGATTTTGGCGACGATCCGCTTGGCGGGCTCGTCCGCCGCGGCGCGACGGCGCTCAAGAATTACTTCGATGGCGGCGGTGCAATGGCGCAGCCGCAGGTGGAGCAGGCGCTCGCCAACACCGACAAGACCCGCCCCGGCCTCGACCAAGCGGGCAAGATCGGCAAGACGTTCAACGACATCTATGCGCAGGACCCGAAGGCCGCCGGCGAGTTCGTGCAGGCGATGAAGCCGTCATACGCGAACCTGCGCGCAGCGGCGATGGCCGCTGCCGGTCAAGGCGCGCTGGTCGAAGCCACGCAGCTGGCGTCCAAAATGAACGACCTTATCCCCAACGGGAAGTCGGTCACGTTCACGCGCGGACAGAACGGCAACATCAACGCGCATGTGCGCGACGCGATCGAGGGCGGCAAAGAGACCGCGGTGTTCACCATGACGCCGCAGCAGTTCGCCAATTACCTGAAGGGCCCTGCGTCGACGCTGGACGGCGCCGTCGAACTTGGCGTCGAGAAGGCGCTTGGCTCCGCCGGCAAACTGGTCACGCCGGAGCAACAGCGGCAGGGGCCGAGCACGGGCTACCAGCGCGCAATGGAGGACTACAAGCTCCAGATGCAGGCGTATCGCGCGTTCCCGTACCAAGGCCAAGAGGGTCAGTTCGAGCGGCTGCTCGACCGGCTGCGCAACGGCGGCGACCGGGTGAACGCCGAGCGGGCCAAACAACAGGCGATCACCGATCGCCAGAACAAAAATTTGGATGCCGTCGATCGTCGGTACCGCGACATGGACGAAGCGCGAGGTCTGCGCGAGGTCTACAAGGGCATCAACGACAAGTTCAAGGCCGACCCCGGCTACAAGCCGACGCCGCGCGAGCAGCAGATCATCGACCGGGTGCAGGAGCGCTACAGCCGCGACCGCAACGCGCCGCAGCCGCAGCAGAGCGCGCCAGCGAACAACAGCGCTCCGCCGAGCGCGGCGCCGGCCGGCATGGTCTGGGGCCGTTCGCGCTCGACCGGTGAGTGGAGCCTGCGACCGCAACGGTGATCCATGGCCTATGAAGACGACGAGTACGAAGGCGATGAAGACGTAGGCGGCGGAGCCGAGGAGGCTTCCCCTCCGCCGGCGGCCGCGTCCAAACCTGAAGACGACTGGGAGCCGTACCAGCAAGACGACCGCGGCAAGTGGGTGCCGGCCTCGACGTCGCAAAAAGACGACGACTGGGAGCCATATCGCCAGAACGCCAAGGGCGACTGGGAGCCGCTGAAAAAGACACCGGAAGACGAAGGCATCGTCGGCACGTTCGCGCGCGAGCTCGCGCACGATATCGGACCGGCGGCCGCCGGCGCCGTGACCGGTGGAGCCGCCGCGGGCGCGGCCGGTGCAGCTGCCGGCACGTTGGGCGCGGGCCCGATCGGCGGCACGGTGGCGGGCATCGCGGGCGGTCTGGCCGGCGGCTTCGCGGGCGGCTACGGCGCCGAGAAAGTCCAAGAGGCCGCACTCAAGTACCTCAACGCCGACGACAGCGCGCAGCGACAGGCCAACCGGGAAGCAAACCCTTGGACCGCGGCGGCTGCGTCCGGCCTGTCTAATTTGGTCGGCTTCACGCACGGCGCCGTCAGCGGCGCGACCCGCGTTGCGTCGGCGGCTCTCGGTGGCGGCGTCGCCGCCGGCAGTGCCGCGGCGCAAGAGGGCAGTGACTTCTTCACGCCCGAGGGCTTCAAGAAAGCGCTCCCGGATATCGTGGCGCAGGCCGCTGCCGGCGGTGCGTTTGCTTCGCCGCGGGGCTACGTACAGGACGCGCAGAACTGGGGCGAGCGTTGGATGGCGGCGCGCGCGGGACGCGCTGGCGCGGCCGCTGCGGCGGCTGCAAGCGCCCCTGAAGCACCAGCCCAAGGACGCATGGACTTCGGGCAGGACGGCGCACCGGGCGCCGGTGCCACGCGCACGCCGCAGCAGATGGAGATGGACCTTCGTCCGCCGGGCCGCGCACCGGACACACAGGGAGAGCTCCCGCTCAACCTGCCACCCGAACAAGGCCAGCTTGATCTCCCCAACCCGCAGGCACGGGGAGCCGGCGGCCGCGTGCCGCAGCCACAGGGTGAAGCTGCACCAGCAACGCCAGAAACCCGCGTCGAGGTGCCGGGCAGCGGCGACGCGCCCCACGGTACCCCGGGGCCGCAGGCGGCCGGTGGTGTCGCCGAGACGCCTGCTCCGCCGCCCAAGCCGGCCGAAGCCACCCCGGGCCACGGCCCCGAGGACTACGGCAAGCGTCCGCCGACGCAGGAGCCCCCTGCCGGCGTGAACATCGGGGAAGACCCGACGCTGAAGGCGGTGTTCGACAACCCGGCGGCGAAGGCGAAAGTCGAGCCCGAGACGCCACAGCTGCCGCCGACCCCACCCACCAAATACGGCGCGAAACTCGACGCTGAGTTTCCAAAGATGGGGCCAAAGTCCGGGCGAGAGCAGCCGCTGATGCCGGCGGAAAAGCCGATCGCGGCCGCGTCGGAGGCCCGGCGATCGCCGAACGGCTTCACCTACGAGAAGACGCCGGAAGGCAAGTGGGCGGTCAAAGACCCGGATGGCGGTCTCGTGAGCGAGCACCCCAACATGGGGAAGGCGATCATGGCGATGAACCGCGCGGACAAGGCGGCCATGGCGCCGGAGAAGCCCGCGGTGCCGCCCCTGCCGCCCGAACAGCCGGCCGCGCCGAAGCCGGCGGCCGTGACACCCGTCAAGCAATTTGGCTCTGACCTGCCGACGGCTGTGAAGCCGAAGAGAGGCGATCCGGGCCTCGCGTCCTACAATTACGTGACCAAACAAGCCAAAGACCTGACTGCTAAACGCGGCATCCCGGCGCGCGTGGTCCGCACGCCCGAAGGCGGCTATGCGGTCACCACGGCGCGAGAGCCTGCCGCGAAGTCAGCGGAGGCACCGAAGCCGAAGACGACCGAAATCACGGTCATGCGCGACCCGATCACCGGCCGCGAACAGAAATTCAAGGTCGCAGACGAGAGCACGTTCCGGGAAGTGTTGGAAAAGCACGGCACGCGCGAAGGTCTGCACGAAGGCTTGACGAAGTTTCTCGGCGAAAAGGTGATGAAAGAGATCGGCAACATGCCGGTCTACATCGTCCCGGAAAGCGAGATTAACCGCGCTGGAATGCGCGGCTCGCTTGGCGGCTACAACCGCCAGCAGGACCATATCTTCCTCAACGACGCAGCGTTCAAAAACCCGGAAAATCTCAAGCACGCAATCATCCACGAAGGGCTCCATGCCGTCACGGCGCACGCGGTCTTAAAAGACCCGGACCTCCGCAAAGCCATCAACGGCATCATGAAAGACGTCGCGCAGGCGGACCCGTTCCACCCGCAGCGGAAAGACACGAAATACGGTTTCACGAACGAGCGCGAGTTCATTTCTGAGGCGTTCTCCAACCCGACGTTCCAGAAGATGCTGGGCGAGCACCAACTCTCGCCCGGCGCTGCGTCGCGGCTGTCTGAATATCTCGGCACGCCGGTCAAGAACGCGTGGGACGCCGTCGTCGGTGCCGTCCGCAAGTTCTTCAACATTCCGAAGGATCAGATCAGCGCGCTCGAAGGCATGATCCGCGCGACGGCGAAGGCCATGGATATCAATCCGAAGGCCAAGGGCGACTTCCTGAAGCGCAACGCCGTTGAAGACAAGCAGGGGGAATACCGCGAGCCGTTCGAGAAACTGGAGCGCGTGCGCAGCGCAGACGAGACACCGGCGGCGACGGCGACCGCCGACGACCTGAAGAACGATCTCTGGACCAACGTCAAGCGCTGGGTTGGCGCCGTTGCGTCCGAGACCGAGAGTGGCCGTGCCGCGCGCAACAACATCATGGGTGAGTTCGGCGAGAAGAACCAATTAAAGACGGTTGCAGACGCGAAGTTCACCAATGAAATGCATCGCATGATGAACGACCTCGCCAAGACGCAAGAGGGTCAGGATCGTCAGCGCGCACTGGTGAACTACATCCAAGGCGGCAGCGACTTCCCGAACTTCCGGCCGACGGAGGGCGAGAAGCGGGTCGTCGACGTGCTGCGCGATATCCACAAGATGTTCGAGAACAAGCTGCGCTCCATGCCGGAGTTCGAGCAGATGAAGTTCTGGGACAACGACAAATATCTGGCGGGCCAGTACGAGAACCCGAAAGAGGCGATCAAGTTCTACCGCGACAACATCGCCGCGGGCGGTGGCGGCAGCACCAAGAAAAAGTTCTTCCCGACCGACGAAGACGCGCGCCGTGCCGGCTTCACGCCCATCTCGACCAACCCGATCGAGCGCGTGTTGCGCTACACCAACGCCATGGGCGACTACATCGCCTACCGCCAGATTGTCGCGAACGGCGAGAAGTCCGGCCACATCAAATATTTTACGCCCGAGACCGTCGCCGCTGCCGGCACGCCGAACCCGTATCGTCGTGGTGGCCCGCCCGAGGGCTGGGCGCCGATGCGCGGGCTGACCAATAAAGACGGCAAGCAGGCGTATGCACCGCGCGACTACGCCGAGACGTTCAACAACGCGTTCGGCCCGGGGCTGGGCCACGCGATCGGCGCCGAAGACTTGGTCTCGTCGCTGCGCCGGGCGTCCAACACCTTCACGATGCTGGAGTTGGGCATCCCGACCTATCACGCGTTCACCACCGTGCACGAGCGCATGGCGTCCGGCCTGTCGACGGCGCTTTCACAAGCCGCAAGCGGAAACGTTGCCGACGCCGGCAAGACGCTGGCGAAGGCGCTCGCCAGCCCCGTACAGGAAGCCCGGCTCAAGGGCGGAGAAGGGCAGCGGCTTGCAGACGTCTACGCCGGCAAGGTCGAAGGCACGCCCGGCGAGCAAAAGATCGTCAAGGCGATGAAACTTGCGAACTTCTCGCCGATCGGCATGAAGCACGCACTCGACTACGACATGTCGAAAGCCGGCTCGCTCTGGAACTCGATCGCCAAGGGCTCGCTGAAGCATGAGATGATCGCCGAGTACAAGAGCATCGTCGGCGACAAGAACTGGAAGGAAGGCATGTCGTTCGTGCCGCGGATGGCCGGGCGCATGATGCAGTCGATCGCCAAGCCGCTGTTCGAGCACTACATCCCGCGCATGAAGACCGCCGCGTTCAGCGAAAACATGCAAGCGTGGATGAAGGCCAACCCGAACCACACGGACGCGCAGTTTCAGGAAGCCGCGATCAAGATCGGCAAGTCGATCGACAACCGCATGGGTGAGATGGCCCACGACAACATGATGATGAACCGCGTCCTGCGCGATGCGGCGTCGCTGACCCTGCGGTCGTTCTCGTTCACCGTCGGTGGCGTGTTCCGCGAGATCGGCGGCGGCACGCAGAGCCTCGCCCGCGGCGCGCTGAAGGGCGAGAACCGCCTCTCACTGAGCGCCAAAAATTACGACCCCCGTGCCGCCTACGCCGTGGCGTTCCCGATGTCGGTGGCGGCCATGTCCATGCTCTACCAGTTCCTGAAGACCGGTAAGGGGCCCGACGAGTGGCGCGATCTGGCGTGGCCGGAGACCGGCGGCAAGCAGCCGGGTGTCGGCAAGGGGCGGCAGGTGCCGGAGCGCGCGCTGCTGCCGGGCTATCACAAGGACATCGCGGCCTACATCGCCCATCCGGGGCGTGAAGCCGGCAACAAGGTGGCGGGCCTCTGGTCTGCGATCGGCGAGCAACTGGCCAACTCAAAAATGACCGAGACCGGGCCGAAGCCGATCGTGCCACCGAAAGCGAGCGTTCCGGAAGCACTTGGCGAGCGCGCGAAAGCGTTCGGCGAGCGCATGACGCCGATCTTCGTACGGAGCGCGGGGAAGACGCCGTACAAACAGTCCAATATTTCTTACCCCGAGCAGCTTCTGGGTCTGCGCGCGCCCGGCAAGTGGGTCTCTGATCCGCAGGGGCAGAAGATCGCCGACGATCGTCGTGCCGAACGCGAATGGCGCGCGAGCGAGCGCCGGCAAAATGTTGATCGCGGCTACAGAGGCGTTGCGCCGGAGCCGCGAAGAGTTCTTCGACGCGACCAATAAAGACACGTCTTTAAGTTGACGTTACATTTCGTGCGTGAGATGTTCCCGGCTCTAGGGAATTTCACATTCATGACCACGCCCTACGACCGCGCGACCAGCGGCGCTGCCGCCCGCGATGAAATCACGAAACTTTTGCGCCGGTTCGGCTGCGAGAGCGTCGGCTTCATGGATGATTTCGAGAACTACGAACTCATTCTGGCGTTCAAGCACCGCGGCCGGCAGATGCAGCTGAAGGCGTCTGCAAAGGGCTGGGCGGCGATGTACCTGAAAGAGAACCCGTACACGTATCGCCGCAAGAGCAACAAGCAGGACTACGAGCGCGCGGCGTTGCGGCAGGGGCTGGTCGCGGTCAACTCGGTTTTGCGCGACTGGGTGAAGGGGCAGGTCATGGCTGTCGAGTGCGGTATCCTGTCTTTTGACGCTGTGTTCATGCCGTACATGATGATGAACAACGGGCAGACGCTGGTTGAATACGTCACCAGCAACAAACTTCTCCCGCCACCAGCATGATACCCCCGTCTTTGGGAAAGTCCGACGATGACCGACGAACAAGAGCAGGCGATCTACGGGGCGTATCTCGGCATTTGTGTTCTGAAAACCATGTGCCGGAAAGCCCGTTTGGATATGGCTGCAGATCGGGCCGACGAGTTGCTGAAAGAACTCAGCACGGCGTTTCCGACCGTCTACGAGCGCGTCCTGACGCTGCCGCTCCGAGATGCCACAGCTAGTCAACTGGCTGGCGGAAGCGACCGCGCCACGAAGATCGGGACCACACCGGACATGGCAAAGGACGCAACATGACCCTAGGCGACTACGTTCTGATCGGCCTCAATCTTCTGTCGCTTGCGTGGAACGTGGGCACGATGATGAAGCTGGACGACATCGAGAAGCGACTTAAGCGCTGACAGCGCGAGACGGAGACCCTGACTATGGAAAAGGAGACAATCCTTGAGCAATCCGAAAACTTGGACGGCGCGTTTGTTCAAACGGTGCGCGATGTGGCTGGACGCGAGTTCGTTCGAACCATCGCGCGAGACGGCGAAGTCCGATCTGTTGTTTTCGTTGCTGGAACACAATCAGACCGGATCAATAACGGATAGCTGCTTCGGCACGACATTCGCAGGCGCAAGTTTTGACCTTGGGAAAGTCGCCGACAGCTTCCTTTCTCGTCGCGCCGGCCGGTAGGTCAGACGACACAACACGAAAGACCTTACCCATGGCTGATTTACCGTCGATCGCTGCAGGCACCTACAGCACGTCCTTTTACAACCCGGAGCCTGACGTAAACGTTTTTGGCGAAGCGCTCCCCCTGCCGCCGGCCAATCTTGCCGCTGGCGCGATGCGCCGCGGGAAAGCTGCCTTTCCAAGACCACCACTACTGCAACTTGAACCAGAGGAGTTACCAATGCCCGTTGAAACCAGACGTCTTGTACAAGTCGTCATCGCTGATCCGGACCGCCGCGTGAGACCGGAGATCGCGCTGATCTACCAAGGCCCCGCGATGTTCACGGACGCCACCGACCAAGAGCTTTTCTTCGAGCTCGACATCATGAGCAAGCTGGCGGCCTACAACAACGAGCGGACCAAAATTCCCGACAAGACCCTGTCGACCAAGGACCGGGAGGTTTTCCTCGAACCCGCCAAAATCCGCGACCTGAAAATGATCGTGGTGAACATCGCCACGTTCTGATAATTTGGTTCCCAGAGGGGTTCCAAATTCCAGCGAGGAAAAAATGACTGCACCGTACAAAGGCACCGGCCCGACCAACGCGAGCTACGCCAAGGGCGGTGCCGTCATCAAAGAGGGCCGCTCGATCTTCATGAAGCAGCCGGACGTGTTCCGGGAAGACAAGGGTCCGGGTGCCCGGCAGGACTACGGCGGGAAGAAAGACCCGCTGAGCGTCGCCAAGGGCGACACCAAGTGTCTCACGCCGGTGAAGCCGAAGTCTTAAACAGGAGGGCGGGATGAGCAACTACCAACCGAACGTCGACGTGTTCATGGACCACGTCGAGATCGATGGCCAGAAGTTAACCCGCCCCGCCAACGTTGCTCGTTCCGACTGGAACAAGTTCTGGGACCGGTTTTCCGTGAGCAACCAGAAGATGCTCGAATACACTTGGTCCGACCGGTACCGGGATTTCTAGGCACATCTCCTGCGCCAGCGAGAAGGACGTACCAGCGCCCAACGTGTGCCGGACTTCCTTCACGCTGAAGTGCTTCGACAGTCCATCGAATACCTGCCGCGGGCGCTGCTCTTTCTTCTCCAGCCACTCCCTGAACGCACGTTTTGAAACCACGAACATCCGCAGATCGCGGATGAACTGGATGTAGATGTTCTTGCCGGCGTTCGGCGAGGCCAGCACCGTGACCGGCACCTCGTGGTGGCGGAATTTCTCGCGGGTGTAGAGCGCATGGCCGGCGCCGACGTGCTCGTTGAGGAAGTCGACGATCGCGTTCTGCGTGTTCTTGTACGACCCGCCTTCGTTGCCGCTGTCCAGCCGCGTCTTGCGGTTCTGCATGAACGTGTCGATGAGGAACTTCGTCATCTGCTCGACGTCCAGATCGATACCGATCTTGCGCGCGAGCAGCGCACCGGCCAGCAACACGCCGCAGAGGCCCCACCAGAAACTCTCGTCGGAGCCGCCGTTCACGGCTTGTCTGAACGAGCTCGTCGTGTGCCCGACAAGGTCTTTTATCATCGTGTGTTCGCGCGCCAGCATCGCGGCGTAAGTGGCGCCGACGCCGCCGTAGTTGTGTTCGAGCGCGGCGAACTTCCGCAGCGCGTCGACCGGATCGACGGCCGGGTCTTCGCGTTTCTCATAGTGAATTTCAAACACACGGCGGATGCCGGCCGTGGTGCTCTTTTGTTTCTTCACCAGATAGTCGACGAAGCTGGAGTTCGAACAGCACAACACCATCGACTGCCATTCGAGACGCTGCTTGTAGGAGCTATCCGGGTTGAGCCTGCCGCCCTCAGTGCCTTCGGTCGCCACGAACATGACGTCGAACAGCGCCAGCTGGTGCCGTTCGTCCTGAATGTCATCCCAGTACGCGGGCAGGTTCTTGGTGCGGCCAAGGCGGCCCTGCACCGACTTCGGTGTTGACGTCAGGCTCTCGCGGGTCTGTTTCGGATGCCCCCAGACGGAGGCGGCGACGTGCTGCGTGATGCTCTTGCCAGAACCAGCGCCACCATACAGCGACAAGACAGAGCCATAGAGTGCACCAGCAAAGACGATCAATGGCGCGGCAAACGGCACCGCTAGAATGATATTGAGCTCTGCGCGCTTGCGATCGGTGATCAGCTTCGCTGCCTCGAACCATGCCTCGCTCTCTCCCTTCGGGGTGTACCACTGGCGAAATTCATCGTCGACGGTGGTCTGCACGAGGGGCGTCTGCGTGCCGTCGCTGTTGTACATGACGCCGCCGTAAACGAAGGCGGACAGCTTGCCGTCCTTGTCGTGTTTCCAGCCCATGCCGGGGTCGCGCACGCTGGCTTTGTCTTCTTCGAGGAGCTTGTCGAGCCACGACGTGGCGAACCGTTCAACCATGATCTTTGCTTCCGGAGATGGATTGTAGAGCACACCGTTCTCGGCGAGCGTCGATAAAAGACCGCTGTCGCGGTACGCCGCGCCGGCGCCGATGAACACTTCGACTTCGGCCCCGCGATCGGCGCTGGCAACGAAGCTGATCCCGCGCATGCCGTTGTGGACCTGCAGCTGCGGGCTGCGGATCACGTTGTAGATCAACAGCAAAAGTTTCGCCGGTTCCTTTTTCTTCTTCACGATCTGCGATGGAACGAACCAGCAAAGCTGCTTCTTTTCGTTGAGGCAAAATCCGGCCGGAAGACGCAATTCGACCGGGCGCGTCCCCTTCAACAGGGCCATTTCTTCGGCGATGGCCTCCTCGCGGATGACTTCCTGCGCGAGCGCCAGCGGTGACCTGCCTTTGGCGAAGTGCGGACAGGCTTTGCAGAACGCACCGGCACCGCTCTCGGAAATGGTCTTGCACGACGGCCAGCCAAGATCACGCTGTTGCTGGTCATCGACCTTGCGGTCGAACATTTCGTCCGTTTTGTGTGGGACGTAGTCGTGGTGCTTGTTGCTCAGTTCATGGAAGACCTCGCGGCCGTTCTCCATGAACGTCGCCGCCAGCGCCATGAGATGCCACTGCGGCTGATCGAAGTCGCGGCCGCCGGTCTCAAAAGCCGCGCCGAACCACCCGCAGCCGTTTTTGATGGGCAAAAAAGGGAGCGGCGGGAGTTCCTCCGCCATGTTCTCGGCCAGCTTCTGGTTCGGGTCGAGATGCTTGAACGCATCCGCCACCTCGATACGGCCCGTGCTGGCCTTCGGTGCACCGGCGTAGCCGAGCAGCATCTTGAAGGTGTGCGAGAAGTCGAACCACTGGCCGCTGGAGCCCTCCACGAGCTCGACGACGCGCGGCGCGCCGTACTTGTGGTTCAGCGTGCCGGGGAGCCGCAGGATGCGCGCGGCGTCGGCCGTCACTGTCGGGTCGATCTTGAAACCGTATGTCGCCGCGGCGATCTTCAGCCCTTCGGCGTAGGGCTTCCAATCGGAAATCGGCAAATCACGGTCCGAGAACCAGTAGGCATGGAGCCCGCCGCCCGAGAGGACCACGGCCGAAGGCTTCGGCATGCCGGTCTTTTTACAAAAGACGAGCAGCGCCTCCATGGCGTCTTCGACGGTCTTGTAAAATTTCTTTGGGCCGACGTCGACGTCGATGAACAGCGATCGCGCCGCGACGGCGTTGTCGGCTTCGCGCTTGCCGCCGCCTTCCTGCTGGCTGGTCAGACAGAAGTAAAAATCGTTCTGCAGCGCAAGTTGCCTTGCGGCCTGCAGAACTTCATCGGGCGTGCGGCAGGAACGGCTACGGAAATGACCTTTCCATTTGGCATGGTGCCAATTGACGACGACATGGTGTCCCCACGGGACAACAGACGCCAAAAAGTCCCTGACTTTCATTCCCGGTCCGCCCCTGCCGCACGGTGTGATGCTCCCGTGCCGTATTCCTACAGCGCTATTTGAGCATGTCCGAGAGCTTTTTGCCCAAGGCGTTTTTCACGGCGTCGTCGAGGTTCGGATCGCTCTCCTCCGGGTCTCCCTCGCCGCCGTCGCTGTCATGCTGCTGCTGCGGCTCCGCGACCGCCTCCACCAGCTTTGGCCGGCGCTGCTGGCGCTTGGGCGGCTGGATTTCGCCGTCCTTGACGGCGCCGCCCGCTGCGGCGAACGCGCCCAACAGGCCCGTGTCGACCGGACCGTCGTCCCGCTTCGGCTCCGGCTTCGCCAGCATCTGCACGCGCGGTGCGGTGCCGATCAGTTCCCGGACCTGCGGGTCTTCCAGCATCGGGAGCACCAAAGGTGCTTCGGCGTTGGTCAGCGGTTGCAGAAACGTAAAATTCATCTGGAACTGCTTGTTCGGGTCGAACGAGATGCGCGTGATCACGCTGGCGAAGTGCGCGCCGCGGTGGTTCAGCTGGTCGCTGTAGGACTTGAAGGTCTTCAGGCTGGCCGGCGGGACCTTGAAAAAGACGCCTTCCAGCAGCGGCGCTTCGAGCGGCGGCATGGTAGCCATGGTCGGCAGGAGCAGGATCGCGACCCGGCGGTGATCCTGACACTCTTTGCCCTGCCGGTTTGGGAGCCACTGGTTGTGGGGACAGATCGCGCACGACTGCGCCTGCGGCGAAGGACAGCCCGGGTCGGGCACGCTGCCGTCCACCGAGGTGCAGTCCGGCGCCTCTTGGCTGTCCTCCACGTAGGTGCCCTCGTAGTACATCTTCGAGTTCTGCGGGTTCACGCCAATAAAAATGACGTCGAGGTACGGCAGGGGCGTCCCATCGTCCTTCCGTACGAACAGGTGCTTGGTGCCCTGATGCATCAGGGCCCACGTCTTGCCCTTGAAGACAACGCGGCTGAAGCCGGCCGAGATGTTCTCCGCGAGCTTCTGGTTTGGATCGAGATGCTTGAACGCGTCTGCGACTTGGATTTTGGTGTTATCAACCATGGTTCTTCCTCACTCCCAGTGAACGGATCGTGTTGAGTTTGACGCCCGGCGGCAGCCGACCGTTGTTGAACTTAGCGTATTCGCGGCACGCCGTGCCGTTGGCACGACGGTCCATGAGCTCGTAAAGATCGTTCTCGCGAACGAACTCCATGAACGCGTCGGCGTCGGACAGGCTGGCGGTGGACTTCTCCAGCGCGCTCACCGTGCCGTGGACGGTCTTGATGTTCTTGGCGCCGAGGGCGTCAAGCGCCTTGAGAATTTCCGTGGCGATCTCGTCTTTTTTCGCCTTGAATGGTGCGAGTTGCTTATCCACGAGTGCTTCGGTCTGCTCGATATGCGTCCGGATCGCGATGAAGTTCTCGACCATGGTGTCGATGCGTTTCTGGTCCACTGTTCTCTCCGATGTTCTCCGTCAGGGTGTGTAGTCACGCAGCATGCGCAGGAATTCATCCTGCAGTTTTTGTTTTTTACGAAGCATCCCGTAGACTTTCTTTTCCACGGGGGTCGCCTGAACGTGTAAAATCAGCTGCTTGTTTTTCTGCCCGTATCGACGGATACGGGCGTTGGCTTGTTCGTACACATCGAGGCTGGCAATGGGCGAGTACCAGATAATCGTGCTCGCCGCCGTCAATGTCACACCGTGTGCGATGCACCGTGGGTCTGACAACAAAACTTGGTACTGAGGCGTGTTCTGGAAAGCGTTAAAGATATCGTCTCGTTTTTTAGTTCCTCCATGGATGACCGCATGATCTATCTTGTTCTTTGAAAAGAGCAACGACAGATTATCGATCAAGTGGCGCCACGGCGCGAACACGATGACTTTCTGTGGCGCTTCCTCGATAGCCTCAAGAACGGCCTCTTGGCGCGTTGAACTGTCAAGCGTCGCGTAGAGTGGATTTGTAGAGTACACGTAGCCGCAGCCGATTTGCAATAATTTTCCAAGCGCAACACCGGCATTTGCAGCTGTAATTTTTTGGTTCTCGACCATCATCGCAAACTCGTTCGAGAGCTTACGATATGCAGTGAGTTGTTCCTCTGTCAGCAATACATCTAGCGGCCTGTACACCACGTCCGGAAGTTCAACGACGTCGTCGAGTGAAAACCGAACACTTGGCTGCATCCATTCGAGCGCTTTTTCCTTGGCGCCATCTTTCGGCACCCATCTAAATTGTGAAATCTGCTCCATCAGCGCGCTCTGGGCGTGTCTAAAATATTTCGGACAGGTGTGCGGAGTTAAAATCCTGCACTGGGACCAAACGTCCGTCGGCGCGTTCGGCATGGGCTTGCCGGTCATGCCCCAGACCCACGTAAAGCGTTTGGCAAACTCCCGCATGTGCTTGGAGCGCTTCGAGTTGTTCCGGTAGACGGCCAACTCGTCGATGATCATGGTGTCGATATCTGTGCGCTGCTGGAGCTCGTCGCTGATGGTCCGCAGGCCGTCGTGGTTGATGACGTACGCGTCGGCGTCGGTAGCCAGTTGCTCCAGCCGGTGCCCCCTGCTGCCGTGCAGAATGGCCACTTTTACGCCCGGCATGGTCAAGCCGAACTCGCGCAGCCACACGAATTTAAGTGTGGACAACGGCGCGACGACCAGAAGTTTTTTGGCGACGCCCGTATCGTGGAGATACTTCCACGCCCACAACGACGACCGGGTCTTGCCGGTGCCGAGATCATTGATGATGTAGGCCCGCTGGTGCGACGTCGCGAGCGCCACTGTCTCTTTCTGCACTTGGAACGGCGTTCCACCGTCAGCGGCAGGGAAGTCAAAATGCGTCAGGACGGGCGCCGGGATTTCCACGCCGGCAGCGCGCAGCTGGATTTGCGTGCGCGGGTTGTGCGGCAGGATGGCGAACGTGGTGCCTTGGTGATCGAGCGTCGGAATGTCACCCCACAGGGCCTTAATGGGCGCCGTATGGGGGATCAGGATTTTCTGCGTAGCTTTTGAGATGATCGGCGAAGGCACGAGCTTGCTCCAAACTGTCGACGACGTAAACGAGCCCCCCGGCGTCTTTTATTTGTTGGATCGTAAATTCCTGCTGCGCGGTGGGCTTTTTACCCGGGCGTTTAGTCTCCACCGCGAAGTAAAAACCCTTGTAGCAGCCGTGGCAGTCGAGGCAGGGAGCGCCGAAGCCTGACTGCACCGGCCAGTGCTGGTACGCGCCCATGTCTTTGAGATGCCGTTTGACTGCTTCCTTGACGGCTTTCTCTAGGATGGGGGTGTCTTTGACTTTGCGCGGCATGAAAAGGTCAGTTACTCGATACTTAGCGGCGGCTGGCATTTTTCTTTTTGGCGGGATGTAAAATCTCGGATACGCGTGCGTTGGTGACGTTCACGCTCTCTGCGATGTGTTGCTGTGTCCACCTTGGGTGCAGCTTGGCCAACCGCTTGATGCGGCGCTTGAGCGCTGGCGTCATTTTGGCTCGCGTGCCGTGAGCGCGCCTGTACTGCGGACGGCGGTACATTTCCGCCAACGCTTGGCGGATGCACTTGCGTAGTTTGATCGGGGTCTTGTGCGCTAACGCAGCTTCCAAGATTTCCCTAGCTCTCGGTATGTCGCTCATTTGTGTAGTATCTCGATCTTGATGGTATCCCGCATGTCGTACTCATTTCGCCAGTGCACGACCGCAACTTCGAAGTCTGCCATGACCTCGTCGATCACGGCGCCAAGGTCTTCCCGCGCCTGCTTGAGCAGCCTCTTCCGAACTTCGTCTTTTACGGCTCTTGCCATCGCTGGTAGAATGTCCGTCGTGCCGGGGCGCGGGAGGATCATTTGCCGTGATACTCACATGATCGGACCGGGCACCAACTGCGACAGAACCGGCCCGGGTTCGGTGGAAATCTGTTGTCGAGCGAGGCTTTCTCCAGTTTCTTCACCCGCGGCATGATCTCGGCCCACAGGTCTGGAATTTCCTCGCGGTAGACGACTTGCGTGGTCTGGTGGTCTTCCTGCAGCCAGATGAAGTCGCTGCGCACGGCCTTGAGCTCGGGAAACTGCGCGAACATCATTAAAGACGTGAGCACCAGCTGCACCGGGTCGCCGTTCTGGGATTTTCCGGCCTTCCAGTCGACGACCAGCGCGACTTCCTTGTTGAGCTTCACCGCGTCTGCAATGGCCCGCAGCCATACAGTCTTGGAGAACCATGTGGTCGGCGCGAAATCCTTGGTGATGGCCCAGCGGCACTGGTCTTCGACGAGCAGTTCGCCCGGCGTGGCGAGAACCTTGTCGACCCACGGCTGATAGATGCGGAACGTGGTCGGAAGTTCTTTCTTGCCGAGAAGCGCCAGCGCCATGGCCTTGTGGACGTCGTCGCCCCACTGCAGCAACTCTGTCTTTTCCTCCTGAACGCTCTTGGCGATCTGGAGTTGATAGTAACGGTTGGGGCAATCCTCATAGGCTTTGAGGCGCGAATAGCTCCACGAGAACGCTTTTTCAGTCACGATCCGTGGCCCGTTCGTAAAGGGTGTCTTGAATTCGCCTGACGAGTTCGAGCGCTTCCTTGCCCGTCAAGACGGTGCGCGCGATCGGCTTTCTGTTCTCGTCGAACATCAAAAAATGGACGCAGTCGCAGTCGGGGTCGCCGCAGGTCCCCATGACCATGTCGGCCATCGGGGTGCCGCGAGGAACGTTGAACGGGAACGGACGGCTTCCTTTGGGCATCACGGTATCTCCCGTCATTTCGTACAGGTTTTGCTAATCAGCTTGGCGTAGCCGGCGATGTCATCGTAGTGGTCGGCCACCATGTGGTCGCCAGTAACCGCCCTCGATATCTTCAGGCAGATCATTTCCAGCGCTTCCCGGTGTATGACCGGCAGGCTGTCCCAATTAGGGCGTGTCTGCAGGATGTGTTTCAACGCTTGTGAAACGCTTGCGTTATCGTGGAAGCAGCCGTGCGTGGTGCCGCGCTCAGTTATTAACTGCTCCGGCGAGATATTTTTTGACGTCGATACAGCTTCCATAATTTGCCCCCGCCTTGACCTCGACCGCCAGCGGTAGATTGGGCATCCAATCCGGAGGCGTGGTCATTTCCAGTTCGATCGCCCGTGCCGCGCTCGCGACTTCATGGTTCTGGACGATGAAGCCCAGTTCGTCATGGGTCTGCAGCACGAAACGTAACCAGTAACGCTGACTGAGCCGCACCGCGGCCGACATCACGACAATACGAGCCAGCGCCTGAGTGATGTTCTCAAGCAGCTTCGCACCGTACAAGCGTTCGTCGGGCAAAGTGTACCTCAACGTCATCTTGTTCGGAAGAATAATCTTCGAACTTGTAAATTTTACCGGGCCCCAAACGAGGAGATTGTTGCTCGGGCTCTCCATGATCCGCAGCATCTTGTCCAGCTTGCGCCACGACGCGGCGATGTACTGCGCGAACAGGTTGCGGTATGTATTAACCGTGATCGTCGCAGTGCCTCTGTCGAATAGTCCTTCGAGCGGAATATGGTACTTGCGCGCGTCGGTGGTCACCATGGTGTAGAACCGCTCGTCGCCGCAGCCGTAGCCAAGCCCGAGAATTGCAGTCTTGCCGATGAAGCGCTCGTTTGGATTGTCTTTTTTGTTGACAGGTTTGCCGAACAATAAAGACGCGAACGACGCATAGACGTCCTCGCCGGCGGCGAATTGCTCAACGAGGTTGGTCTGCCCGGCGAGACACGCGACGATGCGCGCCTCGATCTGCGCCAAGTCTGCCGTGATCAGCGTATGCCCCGGCGGGGCGATCAGCGCGGAGCGCAGTTTGCTCTTCTCAATGTCCCGCGGCAGGTTCTGGCAGTTCATTTTCCATTCGCCAGAGAGCCGATGCGTGTGCGCGCCGCCGTAGCGAAGCGGGATGGGAAACATCTGCGGCAGGTATCCGGCGCGTTCCCACTGCAACGAGGAGATTTTCAGGAACCGTTCGGCGCGGGTCTCCTCGATCGTGGACTTCTCGGACAGACGCGCGGCCGCGAGGAGTTGCACCTTGGTGTTTGTGTCGTCGTTATATGACGCGCTGTACTCCAAAAGCTCCGCCATGAACGGGTCGCTCTTCGCGAACTGCGGCACGACACGCCCCGTCGGAGACACCTTCGTCTTTATTTCGACGCCCAGTGCCTCAAGCGACTGCTTGAATAGCTCCGTGCTCATCAGGGCGGCCTTGTCGGCACCGCACTCTTCGAGCAGCTTGGCCTTGCGCGCGCGGACCTCGAACAGGTGCTGCGCCAGCATGTCTTTATCGCCCTGCAGCTGGGGGTCGATCGCGGCCTTGAGCACCAAGTCCATCACCAGCTGTTCTTCGAGGGGAAACTCCGGGTAGAGCTTCAGCCAGATATGCATGCAGTCGCGGACGTCACCCATGGCGTAGGTCTTGTAAGCCGGCCACAGGCCCGCGCGCTTCACGTCAGCCGGCCGCATGCCGATCACCTTGTGGATGGTGTCGCCCTTGGTGTCACGCCCGAAAAGCTGTTTCATCACCTCTTTGAGAGAATTGCGGGGATAATTCCGCAGCGCCCGCACCATGCCCAGAGCGTCCTGCAGGCGGGCAGGCACCCAGTGATACCGCCACGCCATGATCGCCGCGTCAAACAACGCGTTGAACGAAATGAACATGGTCTCTTCGGCAGGGTAGTTTTTCAGGAAGGGCGCGATCTCGTGCGCCTCTAAAATCTTCGGCCCGTCCCATGTCAGGTCTTGCACACCCAGCAACATGGTCTCGTAACGAGGGTCTAAAATGTACTCCGGCGGGGTCAGCCGCCGGAGGGAGTAATCCTTGTCGTAGTAGGTCTCGAAATCGCCGACCAGAATATGCTTTAGTTTTCCAGCACTTTCCGGGCTTGCTTGTACCAGCGCTTTCCGGGCTTCGCGCAAATCCATCGGTTATACCCTGCCTGCTTCAGAAGCCCGGCCTCGGCCATTTGAGACAGGTGGTACCAAGCCTGCTCCCAGTTGCCGATCCGTTTGGCCTTCTCGTTTGTCACGTAGCCCTTGCGATGCGCCTCGGAGAGGATGCGACTGCGGGCCTTCAAAGTCGCAAGTTGCTTCGGGGTTTTGTACTGCGTGTACATGATACTGTCTCCTACTTCTGGGTGCGTTTCTCGCGCTCCCAGTGATCTTTGATTGACTGCACGACTTCGTCGTCAGTTTCGACGTCCTGCCCCCTCACAACCTTCGTTGCATATATCTCCGCGTCGTTCATGGCAACCTGAACGATCTCGTTTATGATGGACATGCGGGTGCGGAGGGTCTGGGCGTAGGCTTGTAAAAAGTCCCGCTCGCCACGAAGGTTCCTTACTTCCGTGTCGTAGAGGGTCTTGTAAGCCTCGAATTTACCGTTCATCTCCTCCAGTTGCTTGGCCAGATCGTCACGCTGGAGGACAGTCAGCCGCAGTTCGTTCTTGGTTTGCTCCAAGGCGTCTTTGGTGTCTTTGAATTCGTCGATCGCCTGCTGGAAAGGGTTCGGTGGCTTGGGGGTGGTGCCGTTGTTCGCCATGGGGTGTTGGTCCTTTTTTGGTTTGTGGTCGTCGAAGCCTGCGCATGGGCCTGCGGTGTGGCACGCGAGACGGATACAGCGTCGGTTTTTCTCGCTCCAGCCACAGGCCCATACGGTCATTTTTATGCGATCCGGGTTTTCAGTCCGTACTTTTCCGACGTCGCGTTGAACTTGTTGCGGAGCGCAGTGGACAAGTCGATGCCTTCGGCAGCGGCGATCAGGTCGATGCAGATGATCGCATCGGCCAGTTCTTCGGCAAGCTGTCCGGGCGTGGCGCGTGATCCGCGGATACCCATGCGCTCGCGGTCGATTTTCTTGATGACGTTGCAGGCTTCGCCCACCTCGCCGGCAAGTTCGTTGCCGCGATAGGACAACGAAATCTGGTTGGTCGGGTCCCACTCCAGTTGGCGAGTGATATTGGCGACGCGCAGTTCAGTCAGGTCCACCTTATTCCTCCTCTTTTGGTACTTCGAAAATGTGGAAGACGAGCGTGCCGTTGTTGAGGAAGACGGTCCCGATGTATTTGCCCTCGTCCATCATGACGTGCCCCGTGCCGACCATCATGATCGTGCGAAACTCGCGTTTGTGCGCGGGATTGCATGTGTACCAGAGTGTTGGAGTGCCGTCTTGGGCGGCAGCGCAGAGAAACTCTGCGCCTTCCGGGACCTCGATCGTCTGCAGGTGGTCTATCTTGAGCGGCGTTTTCCAGACCGTGATGTTCATGCTGCCTCGAAGATTGGTTGGTGCCCCCGGCGGGGATCGAACCCGCATTGGCTGATAGCTATTACACTTCAGCGTGAACTCGTAAAAAATTACTTGTACCTTGTGACGACAGGCTCCACGTCGGGGCGACCGACGACAACGGAAAGTTTCCACACCAACACTTCGTCGTCGGGAGAGCCTTTCAAACGCTCTTTGGCGACCTTCAGCGCGGCCTTTTCAGTCGTGAATTCCATGTTCTGGCCCGCGTCGTTCATCGCTGGGTTACAATCCATGTCGGTGACGATATAGAAATTTTTACTTCTGGGCATCGAGTTCTGTCCTGTATTGTTGGTAAATACGCCATGCTTCCTTGACGTCGTCAGGGTCGTAGCCTTCGAGCGCAACGAACTTCATCTCGAAGCCGTCATGCGGGAGAACCTCCCCAAAATCGTCCTCCCACGAGAAGACTTCTTTGAGCAGCATGCCGACAAAGCACGACTTCGCCGCGCTCTTGTACTTCAGCCGCAGAAGGATCATGTCTTCGCTCGTGGGGTCTTTGTTCATGGTTTTATTTCCGCTGTCGCTTTTTATCCGTAGGTCGCCACTCTTTCCCCAACGCTTCGATGTCTTCAGGCTTCAGATCGTACGTGGCCATGATGGACAGAAGCAAAGCGACATAGTACGGCGCTCCCTCGGCAGCCCATCGCCGGCCCGATGTTTTGGTCTTGCCGGCGAACAACCACGACGCTTGGCCCTGCGTCATGCCGAACACGGCTAACGCTTTCTTGTACTGGGCCCCAGTCATACGCGCCATTTTAGTTTCCTTGGTAAAAATGCAGCGAACTCAAGATGGTAGTTGTAACGGAATTCGTCAAGCACGAAATGTGATAAAGACCTAAAAAGACAAACCCCGCGGGAGGAGTTAACCTCGCCGCGGGGCCCCTCAAGGTAACAGGCCCAATGGGGCGCAAAGCCTGTTACCTGTCCTTTTTCGTCATCATGATCTTGACGACGTCGAGCGCGATGTGCCCGGCACCACCGTTCCAGCCGGCGTCGAACGCGGCTTTAAGCAGATGCTGCAACACCTCTTTCTGTTCCGGATCAGGCGCCGGGATCATCGCCATGCCCATGCGGGTCATGGCATGCGCCATGAACTGGTTGAAGGCGCTGGTCTTGGCAGCCTCCATCTGTTTCTCTTTTTCTTCGACGTTCATTTGGTGTCGTCCTTGTCGGGTTCGCGTTTCCAAGGGACAACATAATCGTCGCCCTCGGTCTCTGGTGAATTGCGGATGCTGAGTGCCTCGACCGGGAAACACTCGCGGACCACCTCTTGGGTGCCGTAGACCATCATGGACACTTCGGCCATGCGGACCACGACGCCCGTTGTCTCTTCCGTCTTTTCATAGAGCCGGGTCACTGTCATACGCGGTGACCCGGATCGCAGATAGACGATGGCGCCGATGCCTAGAATTTTCATCTTCGGGTTCTTTAGATGTGGCAGTCAACGACCGTGAGCCACGTATCGGGCGGCAGGCTCTCGATCATCTTGGTGAACTCGTCGTCCCATGTGTCGATATCTTTTTCATCGATAACGACGCCCCACCAGCCCATGTCGCCGCGCTCGTACCACTTGCCGTCTTTGACGACAGCGAACGATTGCAGCGTCTGCTTGCGGGTGCGTTCGATGAACTTCTCGCGGGTGCAGTTCATCTGCTTGACGGCGCGGTTCAAATCCCACCGCTCTTTGAAGAGAGGCGCCGCCTTCAGGTCCAAGATGACCGGGTCGTTCCAGTATTTCTCGCGGGCCTGCTCGATCGTGCCGCCGGCAGCAACCGTTTCTTCGCGGACCGTGTCCCAGTCCGGCGCGGGACGACCAGCGACGATCGCCTGAAACGCATCGTATTCCGGCAGCTTCACCGCGACCTCGGCGTCCTGCATCGCCGGGATATCCATGTCGCCTAGGCGAACGCTATCGCCGTAGGGCTCAAGCATGCCCGACCACCGACCACCGACGACCCACCAGTCCCACTTTTTGTTGGGGTTGGTCTTGCGGTAGCAGCGTCCGTCACGGATGAAGCCGCCCCACTCGCTTTCGACGCAGTCTTCCATGTCTTTGTAGCCGATGCCGTGCTTGCGGGCTTCGTCCGCCGGCATGTCCTCGATCAGTCGCCCGCCGAACGGCAGGGAGAACGCCTTCGGTGCGAACTTGTCGTCGTTCTCTGGTTTCCAGAACTGCTCGTCGTAATAGTCGTGGATGGACCCGTCTTCAAGCTGGACGACCTTCTGCGGCTTGTTGAATGTTTTCTCGCAGTCCTCGGTCACGTCGACGTCGATAACGTACTGGTCTTCTTTGCCGGTGCACTCGTACTCGTGCCATGGCTGGAGAATTTTGGTCAGAAGATAGTTGGTTGGTTCCCGGTCAGTGATGACCAGTACAGAGAAATGAGACACGTTTTTTGCTCCATTGATTTTGGGTGTTAGCACGCCTTCAAGCCGGGTAGAGGTTTGCACCCCGCCCGGCGTGAAAACGTCTTGGAGCCTCTCAGTATTCAGATGGCAGGAGCATCGTGGTGCTCGAACGATCCGCCTCGGTGATGATCCAGAAATCACCGGGCGCGTTCTCCAGCGGGTAGACACTGAGGACGCGACCGCCGTTGACGAGCGCGCGGTCGTTGGCGGCCTTGTCTTGGTCGTCAACCGTGCCCCACTGGCC